TAGTCGAGGTAACTATCTGATTGAGCTTGCCTTGCAACGAGTTACAAAGACCATAGAGGAATCATACCAAAATGAAGCTATGCAATGGGGAACTCAAACAGAACCGCAAGCCAGGGTTGCTTATGAAGTTAAAACAGGCAATTTTGTGGATCAGATCGCCTTTGTCAATCATCCTACTATTGCTGGCTTTGGTTGTTCTCCTGATGGCTTGGTTGGAAACGATGGTCTTATTGAAATTAAATGTCCAAACTCTGCTACGCATTGGGGCTACATAAAAGCCAATGAACCACCTAACAAATATGTTATTCAGATGCAGGCTCAAATGGCAGCTACAGGGGCTAAATGGTGCGACTTTGTAAGTTTTGATCCAAGGATGCCTGAGCGCAGTCAATTATTGATTGTTCATGTTCCTAGAGATCCTGAGTTCATTTTGTTTATGGAAACAGAAATTAAGCAATTTTTAAGTGAAGTAGAAGTTGAAGTAAATCTTATGGAGAAGCGCAATGGCAATTAAATATTTCGTAAAAGCAGCAGTATCAGAGTATGAAGATAAGACCGATGGCAAAATGAAAAAGCGTTATCAGTCTATTGGAGTCATCATGGAAACTAAGCATGGCCTTATGCTCAAAATTGAGTCTTTGCCTATCTATGCCATGAAAGAGGGTTCAATCTTTGCTTATTTAAATGAACCTGAAGAAAAAGGAGCAGCTCCAGCAAAGCAATCTAATGATTTGGATGATCCACCATTCTAAGGAGAAATATGAACAACGAACATATTTGGACTGTTTCAGGAACTGATATTACGATTCGATGGAGGCTTGCTGGATGGACTCCTCCATCAGAATTACAGGAATATATAGATAAATGGGCTTACTGGCAAAATCTTCCGTTGCGTAAACTAGATGACCAGGCTAAACAACAATACGAGGCTGTATTGCGTAAAGCCAAAGTTGCGAGGATCAAATGATTTACGAAAAAATCCCTTTTGCTGGAGAAATAGCAATTCCTGAAGATGAGTGCGAAAGACAGTTTTTTGAAACTTTTCCTGATGTCTTTAACACCAATGAAGTTGCTTTAAAAGTTTGGACTATGGCTTGGATTAAAAGCCGTATGTTTACCCTTAAAGATATGGAACAGGAATTTAAAAAACTTTAACCTTTCATGGGATGAGCCTTGTTCATAGGCTCTTTCTCATGTTTTTTTAGTTCTTGTTTAACTTCATAAACAGCATTACGCAGTTTAATTACTTGCGCTTCCTCACGCTTTTCATGTTTTTTTGTTTCTTTAATCATTTTATGCTCCTAGTATGTCCATTGCTTTATGAATTCGATCAATACGATCTTGTAACCCAATAGTGCCACCATTGATCCGCTTGGTCATGGTAGCCCAATCTTCATTATCTGACAACGCATTTAAGCCACGCTTGTTAAAGAACCAGCCAGCAGATAGACAAGCGTTCTCAGGCTCTAAAATAAGCTCAGGATGCTCCGCAAAAGGCTTTCCTAGGGCTAGTCCACATACTGTATAGTTTGACCGCCCTGTGAGCTGAATTAGACCCCTTCCATGAAATCGCCAACCATCTCCATCTTCAGTATTTCCTAGATCAGCTCTGCCACCATAAACTTTATTGGCAATTCTTTCAGGTTTACGCTCATACTCTGAGGCAAATTCAATGTTATGGAATCGACTAGGCCATGTAGCAACTAAGCCTTTAGCGCTGTAATTGAGGTTTTCTTCTAAGACTTTAAATGAGGCAGATTCATGACCGCATTGTCCAATAAAAGCTGCCTGGCGCTTCGGAGTGTTTATTTCATACTTTTTGAAAGTAGCGTTTAATCCATCAAGCCATTTAGGATCTATTCCTAAAGCCTGTAATTGCTCTGATGTCATTCTTTTTTAGCTTTCATATCCATGATCTTTTCTAGAGTGCGACCCCCAAAATAGAAAGACATAATTAACATACCCCATTGACCTAACAGCTCTACATAAGCTCCCCTGGTTTCATGCCCAAGCATAGACATAAAAGCAAAAAATGTATAAACAGCCAAAATAAATATAAGGGTTAAAGGTCTAATATTTTTAGACAAAGTAGAATCAGAAGCCATATCAGCTTGCTGTCTTTTAGTAAGTTCTTGTTGCTCCGCAGTATCTGCTGCAATTTGAGCTAATTCGCCATTTTGCTGCATCTGCAATAACTCTAGCTGTGCTTTAGCTTTTTGCTCAGGATCAGGAAAGAATTTATCAATTAGCTTACCGCCAATATCTAGTAATGCGCCTAGTGGAAACATTTAAAAAGCTCCTAAAACAAATTTAAGCCACAAAGTGACCATTAATGCAGCTAGAAAACAATAAAACTGAACTCTGCGAACTGCTTTTAAATCATGTTGATATTCTTCGTTGTCTTTGCGTTGCATATTCTCTATATCTAACTTTATTTTTAGCACCGCTTCCCACTCTTTTGCTCCGTATTTCTTAACAAAGTCTATTTTTAACTTTGCTTCTTCATCACTTATTTGCTTCTTATGCTTCCAAGAATCTAAAGCCTTAATTAACGCTCTTTCCTTCTTAAACTCTGTTTCTCGCCTTGATCTAATCCGTTCATTGGCTTGCTTTTGAGCTACTTCTAATCCATCTTTTTGAATGTTTTCTATGGAGCTAGATAGCCCCTTACTGGCTTCTCTAGTCGCATCTATAGATCCACTAAGAGCTTTTACTCCTTCTGCAATTCCATACGGATCGGACATACATTTTCATTTTCCTGAGAAATGGCTTCCAATAAATCCCACAATTCCGCTAATTGCAGATACGATAGCCATTCCAACCCAAAAGCCACCTCTAGATTGATTTGCAAGTGCGACAAGCTCCTCTAATTTAGACTCCATTTTGTCAATTTTTTGCGACATTAGTTCTAATTGCTTTTCGTTATTCTCTACAGTATTCCAAAGAATTCCGTATTTAACTGGATCGAGTTCAAATGACATATCCACGCTTAGCCCTTCATAATGTAAGCAAGAGCATAGTAAGGAGGAAGATTAGCGTTAGTTCCGCTTACACCAGCAGTAGCATTAGTTACGCTAATTCCAGTTGATGCTGCAACAATACTTAATGTTGCTGGTGTTCCTGGATTAGCTACCGCACCACCAGGAGCATTTTGTTGGGCAGTTCCAACTAAAGATGTTCCAGGGCTAGTTGCATGAGTATGAGTAGGATCAGTAACACTTGCAGTATGAGTATGAGAAACAACAATAGCATCGGCAGAACCACCAGTTGCATTTACAGCATAAGTAGATCCAGCTCCAACAATAAAGCTATTGCGTAAATCAGGAGTTCCGTTTGTTCCATCGCATAAATACCAAGTTGCAGGAATAGAACCAGTAGATCCTGACCAAAGAATAATTCCTCCAGTAGGAACAGCAGGGGCTGATGCAGGAGCATTTTGCAGAATTGGATAAATATTATCTAATGTTTGGATCAATACAGAATTTGCTGTTTGAAGAACAAACTTATATGAATAGCCAGTAAGTAGCCAAATTTCTTGTGGAACTCGACCAGCAGCATCTAAAACAATAGGGTTTGCATTAGCAATCGTTCCAGCATTAGTTGTATAGGTTACTAATGGAGTAGAAGATCCAGCTTGATAGGTATAAATCAAACCTCCAGCTAAAGGAACTCCATTGTCATCAAAAAATTGCTGACCGATTCCGTATGGGGATAAAAGAACTGATGCCATGATTATTCCTTGCCTATGTCTTTAAGTTTGATTCCTGCGCCTGGTTTTAACGCTTCTTTAATTTTTTGAGCTTCTTTAACATTATGAATTGCGCTTCTTGCTATTGTTCCAACAGGAATGACATTTCCACCCAAAGTGTAATTTAAACCAATTTCTGCTGCTTTTTTACCTTTTTCAGCCATTGCTGAAGTAAATGTATTAGATTCATTTACATAAGCTCCTGCTGGTCTTTCTTGAATGTTTCTTGCAGTCTTGCCCAATGCTTTTAATTGAGAATTAACTTCAGGGCCAACAATAGCTAAAATTTTAGGATCAACATTGCTTAGAGCTTGATTAAATCCTTTTTGCGTAAATGTTCCTGATCCATCAGGCAATATTCCAGCTTTAGATTTAAGCCAATTAACAATTCCAGCAGCCATAACTTGTCTAGCTTGAGAGTCTGCTCCCAAATGAGAAACCATCATGTCAATATCATTTTTTTTGCCATTAACAACAAACTTTTGAATAAAATCATCAGCTTGAACTTTTCCATTAATAGCAGCTTTGTAAGCCTTGTCTTGGTTAATTAAATCAAAACGCTGTTTAGCAGCAGATCTAGCATCATCAGCCAAAACTTTTAATTCTTTGGTTTCGCCAATTAAAGGCAAATCTTCTAAAGCCTCCCTTACTTTTCCAAGAGCAAATTCAGCGTTTCCATCTCCAGCTCTATCGGCTTTACGCATTTCAGAAGCAAGGTTGGTTCTCATTGCCTCAAACTGCTCAAAAGTCATGGGTTCGCCACGCTTGAACGCATTAACTTGCCTCATTATCGAATCAGGCAAAAACTCTGTTTTAAGATTTTTCTTTAAAGAATTTAAAGCGTTTTCAGCAAAAGCTACACCATCTATAGGAAAATCGCCTCCAGCAGCATCTCTTAATGCTTGATATTTAGTTCCAATGACTTCTAATCTAGCTTTATCAATATCTTTATATGAATCAATTAAAGATTGACCATTTTCTACATGGTTTGTTCCATACACATCAGGAGAAGCTTTTTCTTTAATGGCATCAATGTTTTCAACAAGCTGTCTATTTTGCTCATTGTATCTATTGGCTAATTCAGGATTTTTACCTCTGCTATTCATTTCTTCAGAAAATAACTGAGGGCTTCTAGTCGCTTGACCCTCAGATAAACGAATAGGAATAGGCAAAGAATCAGCTTCTAGCTGGCGCTCTAATACAGGAGCATTTACTTGTTCAGGCTTTAGCTTTTGTAATTCTTGTTTTAATTCAGGACTTGCTCTAGAAATTGCATCTTGCAATACAGTTTCTTTGGAAACTTGTGCAGCCCCAACTCCAGCCATAGTTGGCTTAACTTCTTCCATCTTAGGAAATGCTTCTTCAAACTTTTTGCCCAAAACAGCTTTAGCTTTTGAACCACCTTCAGACACTTTTTCAAGAACTTTTGCACCGCCAGGAATAGCGACAAATTGTTCAGGATCATAAATTGCACTCTTAACAACCTCTCCAGCAAATCCACCAGGATTCTCTGCGATTGCGCTTAATGCTTGTTTTGTAGTTTCTACTGGGCTTTGAGCAAACTTGCTGACACCCTCAACAAAACTCTTACCTTTTTTAATTAACTTTTCTTCGGCAGCTTTTTTATCAGTTTCAGTAAAACCTGGGATGCCAAGGCTTGAAGCTGTATATTCAATAACAGGAGCTAATAAGCTCTTTTCTTGCCAATCTTTAGCAGATATTTCAGATAAAGGTTTTACAAATTCTTTGCCCAATTTTTTAGACATTTCGCCCATTTGCTTAATAGCTGGTTTTTCAACTTTTTTGCCATCTGAAGGCGCAACATCGCCAACTTCAGTCCAAATATCAGCAAAGCTAGTGCTTGCAGGAGCGCCAGCAACTGTTACTGATGGGCCTTTAGCAACATAAGAAGATTTTGGGTTAATCTCTACATGAACTGGATCTTTAGATCCAAATGGTCTATGAAGTCCAAATTGATCTAAAAATGCAGCAGGAACTTCAGAAGAAATATCCGCAGCCATACCTTTTTCATGCAAACTTGTGCCAGGCTTTGCCACCAAATTAGGGTTAGATTTTCTTTTTCCAAATAGCTGTATTTGTTCTTCGGTTGATCTTGCTCCGCTAGTTAAAGGCAATTCTCTGCCTGTTTTAGCTTGCCAAGCATCATTAGCAGCTCTAAGCCTGCTAGACATATCCTCATTTAAACCGCCAAATCTATCAACTGGCGCTGCTTCCCAAAGATCAGCAAAATTAGCCATAGTTATAGCAATCCAAGTGATTTAGCCAATTTAATCTTATCGCCCATTCGTCTTTGTTCATCAGGACTCATAGAAGCCTTTAGCTTTCTAACTTCTTCAGGACTAGATTCTTGGAAAATTCTGTAATCATTAATTTTATTAAAAATTGCCATCTTATCTTGATACTCTTGAGGATTTTTAACATTACCCAAATAAGTAGCTTTTGCTTGATTTAAGCGTTCAACACCAATAAGCTGATCTGCCATTAACTTGATAGCGCCTTCAGTCATTTTCTTATTAGGATTGGCTGCTTCTGCAATTTGACGAGCCAAATCAGTATTGCCACCAGTTAAGGTTAGCATTGCTGAATTTTTAGCCAATTCATCTGTAGCAGTTTTTTCGGCTGTATAAATATCAATTCCAAGTGCTTGAGCAATGCCTGATGCCAATTCTTTTCTAGCACCGCCTGTGCTTGTAAATGCTTCAGAAGAAAGTTTTTTAATGTTTTGAAATGTTGCAATTCTAGGTTCTGCACCTTTAGCCAAAGCCATAGTTTCAGTCAAATCTTTAGAAGCAATTTCTGATGGAGTTGTAGCAAATGCCACATCAGCTCTAGATGGATTTAGCTTTTTAGGAGCAAACTGTCCTTGCAACTGAGCAGGAGCGCCTGTAGTAGGAGCAGTAGAAGCACCAACTTGAGCGTTACCCTCGCTTGGAGAAACAATTTGATTAGGCCCTGATTTAAGACCAATAATCTCGCCAGCAGCATTAGTAGTGTATTGAGGAGTTTGAAGTCCTTGCTGACCAGTTGCGCCTATACGAGCTTGAATTGAATTCAGCATATCTTGACGAATATTTCCTGCTTGGTTTGGATCGTTAAGCATTTGAAAATATTTAGCTGTAATGGTATGAGCCATAGGAGCAGGAACTCCTTGCTTAATCATACGCTCAGTAGCCCCAACCAAAGCATCTCCAGCAGCAGTAACTGTTTTACTGTCTTTAGGATTAACATTTTTTAATCTTGGATCATCAACTAAAGCATTTGCTTCATCGGCAGCAATACCAAAATAATCTTTTTGAAGTCCTGCTTTTGCTTTTTCAGCACCAGTAACGGCAGTAGAAGTTTCAGCTTTGGCTTTTTCAATAGAAGGCTGAAATAATTCTTTTTCTTTTTGCAAAGCAAGATTAGATCTTCCAAGATTAACTAAATCCTGTATAGATGTTGCTTGTGGAGCTTGAGCATTTCCATAAATGCTTGCATCAGGTAGAGAGCTAAGTGCTGGCATGATTTATTCCTTATGCTACTTGAACTGGAGAAACAGCAAAAGAATTGCCTGAAGTGGGAGTAAATGATCCTCCTCCTGCATTACCACCCATTGCAGCTTGCGTTGAATTAATTGGCTGATTCATATTATTCATAGCATAATAAGCTGCTGCATTTCCTGCTGTATTAGCTATGCCACCATAAATATTGCCTTGTGCAATTTGAGAAGCAGCTTGAGCATTACCAGCAGCAGAAGTTAAATTTGCAACATTTGTGCCAGTTCCAATCATTGCGTTGGCTTGACCAGTTGTTCCTGTTAATCCCATAGATGCAATATTTTGCAAGTTAGAATAAATATTACCTCTTTGAACTTGAAATTGATTAAAAGCATTGGCATATTCGCCTGAAGCAAAGTTTTGGCTATAATCCTGTAAACTACGCAAAGCATTACCACCTATAGCTCCGCCACCAACATTACTAGCCATCATATTAGCTTGCTGACCTTGACGCAATCTAAAGTCATAACCAGGAGCTAAAGTAGCATTTAAATCTTTATTAGTAAATTGTTGAGTAAAATAAGGATCTTCACTCATTTTATTAAGAGCTGTAACTCCTTTATTGACATAAGGGTTATAAACATCAGCTGCTGCTGCTCCAGTTGCCAATAATTGACCTTGCGCTCTAGCTGCTGCATCGGCTTGAGTTTGAGCTGCGCTTTTAGTTGCTTGGCTGGTCATGTAACCGCCAATAACTGCGCCTCCTACGATTGCTGTTGCGACTGCTGACATTTAATCTCTCCTTATTGCAAGGCTTAATGCTTGCCGATAGTCAATAGTAATTTCTTCGCCCAAATTACCACCTTGGCATCCATTTATAGCCTTTTTTGCCACTAAATCAATGTTCCCATTATCTCTTAAAACCATGATTGCGTTAATATTTTTTGAATGATTTGTGTATCTACCAGCAGGGGTTCGTTTGCCATTAATACGAGCTGGAGCAATAATTTCACTTTCTGCAATATTGCCTGTAGCAAATACACCTTTTCCATCAATTCTTGAATTAGCAACCATTATTTTGTAATTGCCAAAAGGCATAGGAATTTGATCTTCCATGTTTTCAGTCTGTTTTCTGACTGTTTCATGGTCAAATCCAAACTCTGCTATTGCCAAATAATAATCGGCAATATCAGGCGAATGGTCTAAAGTAAGAAGTAATTCCTGTGATTTTTGATTTTCTTGCCAAGTAATGCTTTTATTTAAATAAATAGCTTCTAGCTTTTCTACTTCAGTTTCATTAGTTGAATAGACATTTTGCCAAACCATATCTTCATGGATATAGCCTATTTTGCGACCTGGCTTTGAAACAAAAGTCTGAGGAGCTACCAATTCTGTATGCGATCCATCCTCATTAACCATTGTTACTCGACCTTTGAGCATAATGTTTAAATGCTCAGTAGTCTGATAATGCCCAATAGAAAATGTTCCTGCTGGAATGGATACTTCTCTAATGTAGATATTAGGAGCAAATATATGCTTTACAGGGCAATCAGCCTGTTTTTCTTTTAAAAAGTGCTTTTCAAGTTCTTGCACCTTTTGTTCTATTATGACTTGAAGTTCAGACATTGTAATAAGGCACTTTATAGATCTTGCCATTAACAGACATTTCAATAAATCCTACAGGATTAGCTGGCAAAACAGCCCCCCCTGATGTTGCTGAAGGCGCTGTTCTATTAAAATTAAGCAAATTTGAAAAGAAAATCTGCCAAGCTCTTGTCGGTCTTTTGGTCTGCTCATCCATAAAATCAGTCTGTGGATAAGGATTATCTTGGCTTGGCCCAAATATCTGATTAGCCATTAGTTTTCTCCAACTGATGCTTTTAAGTTAGCAGACACTATCACCGCTTTAACTGGATCAGTAACTACGACTTCATAGATTCGATCCCTTGCCTGACCTAATCTGCGCCAAATAATACGATTTTGGTATTTACCGACTTTACCAATACCAGCCCAATGCTCATTTGACCAAGTAGAACCGCCATCATTTGACCATCTCAGCATAGCTTGAGGGTTTATACCAATGTCGTTATCGCCCAATGGAAAAGTTTCTACGCCTTGCAATCCAACTCCAGGTTGGAACTGTATCTGCAATTCATCAAAATACTGCCTTTGGAAGTCTGTTACCAAATGAGGGCATCTACGCATCCTACGGATATTCTGACCATTATCGGTATAGTTATTAGGATCTAAGCGATAAATCTGCCCATTCTCCCAATCTCCTACCAAAACTGAACCTTGGAAAAAGGCAGCGCAGTTTGATCTGTGGCGCTTATAGTTGTTTTGGTTATCGCACCAAAGCCATTTATGCCACATTTGGGTAGAGCCGTCATAAACCCAAGTTAAGTCTAGGCTTGGAAATGTCACTACATAGCACTCATGCCCTTCTAGCTGATATGTATAAGCTACAGCATCGCCAATATATTGATTAACAAGGGTATTTTCTACAGCATGAGTAGAAATTCTTTGTGGAAAATAGCCATTCATTTGCACAATAACGGCTTGACCACGATCATTTCTTGAAACATAAGCAAAAGAATTGCCAAATCGAGCCATACTAAATTCAGCAGCTATTCCATGTTGGCTAGATGCGCCAGGAATACGCTGGAAAGGAAATGGGAAAGTTCCAACATCTGCCCACACTTCTGAAGTTTTTTCGCCTAATAAATAGATTTGACCATGATCCACAATTAAAGAAACAAGATCATCAGGCCCTGTAAATTTACTAGCAAAAGCCAATCCATAAGTAATAGGGGAAAGCAGATCAGAAGAAGCATATTGCTGAGTATTAGGTCTGTTATAGACAAAGTAGTTATCTACTACATCAACAGAAGATCCGCCTGTAAATGCTCCATCTGTCGCTGGTAACTCGCTAAAGTTCAGCGCATACATAGTTCTAGAGGTAACAGTTTGGCTATTATTGATAACATAGTTACCAGTAGTTCCAGTTCCTGTACCAAAAGTCAAAGTAAGAGTTAGCCCTGTTCCTGCTCCATCTGAGGAAGTTGAAGCATTGTTTGCAGGGTTAGATGTATATTGACCTGAAAAAGTCCTTGTAAGCCCTGTAACAGCTCCTGAGCCTCCAATACTTGTTACTGTATAAGTAGCAGGGCTAGAACCATAAACACCGCCCAAAACAGTTATATTTTCGTTTACTGCATATCCTGTGCCAGCAGCAGCGATTGTTTCGCTAAGAACTGTTCCGCTACCTAAAGCAGTAATAATGGTTTTAGCCGTTACTGTAGAACCTTGAATAGTCTGTCCAACATACAAAGTTCCGCTTGCTACAGCGCTAACAGTCAAAGTGGTTGTTGCCATAGAAGCTGTTATTACCGCAGCTACAGTAGCTGAATTCATGCGAATTGCAGTAGAAATAGTATGACTTTGATTTAAAGTCCAAGTGCTTCCTGATCCTGAAACAATGACAGTTTCATTAGAAATGCCAACTCCAAATAAGGCTTGATTGGCAGCAATAGTTCCTGAAAGAACTCTAGTTACAGTTAAAGTAGTTCCGCTAATTGTGCCTTCAAATACAGCAGAATTTGGGTTAGAAATGCGCCATGTATAGCGATTTGAACCATCTACGATATAGACATTAGTGCCATTATCGGCAATGCTAACTTGACCAGTTGAGGTATTTAATTGACCAATAATAGTTGCTGTAAAGTTTGTTCCCATTACATAAACATAAGGGCCACATACCGCTACAAGGTAATCTTGACCTGAAACGGCTCTCATTCCTCTAACAGCTTGAGCAGTTTGTAGTGTTACGACATTAGTAAGACCTGGAGTTGGATAAAGCGCAACAACTCCCCTTGATCCTGGTTGTTTTGTAGGATCAATTTCAGGTCTAAAGTTTATACACTCCTGTGCATCTTGATAGATGGAAGGAGCTTCATAAGCCGAACCAACAAAGCCAAAATCAGCCATTTTCCAGCCTTATCTAAAGAATCCACCATTAAGAATCCAACCAGCATCTTTTTGACGGCTAGAAAGCATTGCATCAGCAAACTGAGCGCTTTGCATTGGTTTCATATTAGTGCGTTTAAGAGTTGCTTTAGCTTGTGCAGCATAAGCGTTAATCATCTGTATTTGCGTTGCAGAGGCTTTGCCATACATAGGCATCAAACGCTCTGCCAAACACCATCTAAGAGCCATTGAATAGCCTTGTGGAAGAACTATATCGTCATACATAGTGCCATAGTTACTAAATATGGTTTGAGCAAACAAATGGACTTCGCCTTGGGATGGATTAGGCCATAAGAAAACATTTCCTGATTGCTCATTTGCATTGAAATAAACAGCTTTAGGCCAAGGGCCATTGAGCGTTTTCAAACCAATAGAATTGTAATTATCCAAAGCCAAAATTGCCATTTGGTAATCTAAACCGCCATTAGCAATAGGCTGACCATTAGAGCTAGTGTTTACCCTTACATAGGCAGAATCTAATCCTAATGGTTTTTGATAGTAAGCAGTTATCGTTGTAGGAACAATAGTTCCAGTAATAGTTGTAGAAGCTACAGTTTGAGATGCGCTTACTGTATAAGTTCCAGTTCCACCAGTTCCGCTAACTAAAGCGCTGATGGTTGTTCCAGCAGTAATACCAGTTCCGCTAATCACCGATCCAACATTGACAGCTCCTGAAGTAACCGCAGTTACAGTAAGGGTAGTCCCTGATATTGAGCCTGTAAATACTGGGGTTTGAGTACCTTGAACAATATTAAGCAAATAAGTGCCTTGTTCATTTACATTACCGCCAGCTCCAGTTAAAGAGCGAACAATACGAGTTCCAGCAGTAATGCCTTGACCTTTAAGATATTGTCCTTGTGCTACAGCTCCTGAATTAATGCCAGTAACTGTCATTACATTGCCTGAAAAAGTAGCAGGAAATGAAGCTCCAATAAAGTTTGCAGTAGATGGATCAGGGCCAATCGTATATTGAACTTGTCCTGGAACAACTGGGAAAATGATCTCAGTAATGTTAAAAACCATCATATCCTCATTTGACCATTGGTCTATGAGGTCATTCATCATTTCAAAAGCATCTTGAGCAGCATCGGCTGAAGGCTGTTCTCCAGCCTCTAAAGCTCCAATGTCTTTAAGCGATCTACTAATAATATCAATCGGCTTTGTCATAATTTATCCAATGTTAAAAGTATTGGTTTCCCAAGGAAAATCAATCTTTTTGCTTGTTTTTAGTGCTTCTAGCTGGTTTTCTAGGTTTGATTTTATAAGGTTTACATCATCTTGGGTAGTATCTTGCTCAATCCAGCGAGTTAAATCATCTTCTTTAATTTCTGATACAGGCTTAATAATTGTGCCTTCAAGGAAAGTATGCTCTCCTTCAGTTTCAACAGTATTTTGCTCATCTTGTGCTTTCAGTAAATAACGAACTTTGGAAATCGTCTGATCCCCAAATATTTCTAAAATTGACCATGTATAAGTAATCATTATTCAACCAATAACCAAGATGTAGTTGTTTCATTCCACACATACTTTTTTCCATCAGCAGGACATGGTATTGGCGCTTCCCATAACCATGTAGATTGATTTAATACCCAACTTGAGTATGGTTTAGGCGCATAAAACACATCATTTATTGAATCATAAGTATAGCCATTAGCAGCGTAATTACCACGCAAAGGAGTGCCACCTAAAGAAAACGCATTATTTTCTGAATCATAGGTGTAGTTATTAACGGCATGATGTCTGTTTCCATGCGTATTGTATGAAGTTTGAATCCATCCATTGCCAAACATACCGCTATCAATAACATCTTGTTCAGCAACAATAACTTGGGAAACAACACCATCTATAACTTTAGCAAAATGACTCATGCTGTATAACTCCCTGAAGAAGTAAAGCTAACAATAGTATAAGAACCGCTAGTAGTAATTGTTGGAGAACCAGTAGTTGTTCCTGAGTATTGTGAAGTTAATATTTTTAAAATTACAATTCCTGAACCGCCTGACCCTGAAGTGGCAGATGTACTATATCCACCATTTCCACCACCACCACCGCCAGTATTAGCTGTTCCTGATGCTTGACCTGAACCAGGGTTTCCAGCTCCACCTTGACCACCACCGCCTGAACCGCCAGTACCTCGAGTGGTATTAGCTCCACCGCCACCACCACCGCCATAAGTTACGGAAGAACCAGTAATGCTTGATTCGTACCCTGAACCACCATTACCACCATTACCATTAGCATTTGTTCCAGCAGTACTAGCACCGCCACCACCACCGCCTGAAGCTGCGGCAGCTCCATTACCGCCACGATTTCCTTGTGAAGAAATACCATCACCACCAACACCGCCAGGAGCAGTATCAACACCGCCACCGCCACCACCTGATCCACCCATGCGACCACTTAATAAAAATCCACCTGAATTAGGAGGAACTCCATAGCCACCACCACCACCGCCATTAGCATAGATGCTTGCAAAAGAACTTGCAGCTCCAGTATTTCCAATTAATCCGTCTGAACCACCAACTCCAGCACCACCAGCACCAACAGTTGCTGTGTAAACATTTCCTTTAATTAAAGCTAAGTTTGTGCCATATAAGACACCACCAGCTCCACCTCCACCGCCAACATTTCGACCACCACCGCTACCACCACCAGCAACTACTAAATATTCAACTCCATAAACAAGTGTTGGAGCAGTAGATTGTGTTGAGTTATCGTTAAATGTAAGACCAGTAGTCCCATTAATAATCATTGTCATGCTAATTGCTCCTGTGTAGGTCTAGACAATGTTGGATGTTCCCACTTAGCTATATAGTCACCTTTGCCGTCTGAATCGTTTTGAAGAATGATTGAACTATATCTTCCAAAATCAGCTTCGGTTAATGTCGGATATAAAGCCATAATTTTTTCGTATAAAGTCATTATGCAGCCCTTACTAAACAACCATTTAATGTAGTTCCACCTGAACCGCCATTTAATGCACCATTAGTTCCACCAGTCATATAAACATATAATTCTGCATAATCAGTAGAACCATTCATATAAACTACTACGGAAGTGCCAATAGAAAAAATTTGATTTGTTCCGCTAGAAAATTGACTAGCTGAAACTGCACCACCATTTTTATAAATAGCTACTTGTCCATTATTAGGATAAGTTCCACCAGCAGAACCCATGCTTGCATAACAATTAAACTGATAATAACCAGCAACAGTAGGGGTAAAACGATAATTAGTGGTATTAAAGTTACTGTTGGTATCAAAATCTTCTGCACTTAAACTTGCCTTAGTCCAAGTCGATTGTGAGATACCGCCTTGATAGCCTGATATGTACCCACTAAAAGCTGGTCCATTACCGACTACATTGGTTGCTAGTTTAGCTTGTGTTACTGAAGCATCAGAAGGTGTAATCGTACTTGCAGTAGTTAATATTGTTCCTGTTGCATTAGGAACAGTAATAGTATTTGCACCATTTTGAGTTTGAAAAGCAAGATTACCTGATGTATCACCAGCAATAGCTATTGCAGTTCCACTTGTAGTTCCAGCAGATATAGTAGATGCCATTATGCTACCCCTAATATAGCTTTAACTTCATCGGCAGTTAAGCCAAGTGCAGTTAGCTTAGCTAGTGCAGAAGCCCTTGCTGTTATTTTATTTTCTTCAGCTTGGTCTGCTTGTGCTTTTGTAGAAACCCATAAAGCATCAAGCTCTGATTTAGTAGGCTTTGGTGAAGAATCTAACCAA